TATGCGTAGGCTAAGAGTGCCAGTTTGGAATACGTCACTAGCAGCATTACGCCCTCGCTGCGTTGTAATGCTATCTACTTGATCCGATACATCTACAATAACGCCTGCACTATCGGCTAATACGTTTGTGCCTAAAATGCCTTGACCAATAATAAAGGCCTGAGCAAAGCTAGGGCCTGTACTAAAGTTGATAAATGCATTTATCACTGGAATTGTCATAATGCAACCAGCCCACCAGTCTTGTATTGTGACCAGCCACGGGCGTTGATTTCCTGTAGGGCTTGCTGCACTACATCAACCACGCCCTGCTCATTAGTAATTGTTCCCGCACTCACCGATACATTAGCTACAAATTGTTGTGCCATACCCTGAGGCATATATGTACCGCTAATTGAGTTAAATACCTCAGCACTACCGCCTGACATAGCAGCAGGTATGTTAGTGCTAGGCATTTGTGGCACGGCGTAGCCTGCGCCAGGGTCTAGGGTTGATCGTCCACTACCAAGTAAGCTGCCAAGATATGCACCCATCGAATTACTAAAAGCTAATTGAGATGCTGTCATTGTTGAGACACTTGTGGCAGCACCAAACGCTGCGTCACTGAGCATATTCAGCGCTTTAGCAGCCGCTTCGTTTTGTTCAAGTATGGCTACCTTGGCACGGATGCGCGCTTTTTCTTCCTCAGTTGTAGCACTTGCTAAAGCTGCGTAAAGGCCTATGCGATCTAAATCAAATTTAGCGGAAAGTTTATCTAGCTCAGTCTTGGCCTTTACTGATGCTGTATTAGCTTTGAAAGCCGTAGTGTTTTTCTTTATAACTCCACCCATAGCTAAGAAATTTTCTACAGTGTTAGAGCTTCCGTAACCTTTTTGTGCAGATTTTTGTGAATTAGTAGGCCCTGTTGGGTTGAAGTTACCACCTGCAGCAGTTACAAGTAAAAATGCCAAAGCATTTGTAACTGGGTTATCCATTATTTTTAAGGTTTCTTCATAGAATTTAGTAAGGCCAGCAGTAGCTTTTGGAATTATTGATACGACTCTAGCTACCTGATCAATTACATAAGCTGTTGCATCTCCAAATTTTGTCATGGCATCGGTAGCGTTACCTAGTCCATTATTGCCGCTAAGTTTGGAAATAGCATCTAAAAGACTTTTGCCTATAACCTCTTTAGCATCAGCTGCTGCAACGGCTAATAATGCCATTTGGCCTGCATATCCTTTAGTAGCCTCTAATGCCTGACCTTTAAATTTCTTTTGCAATATCTCGGTAATTTTATTCATGTCACCGCTAGCCAGTGTTGCCTTGTCAAGGCCTGCACCCAGACGGCTAAGAGCTGTTGTTTGCCCTGTAAAACCCTTTGCAAGGGCAATAGAAACCGCACTTAAATCTTTACCTGTACCAGCACTGATATTTAAAGCAAGTGCTAGAGCTTCTTGGGATAATGCCACATCTCCAGTAGCCGTAATTAAAGTTTGGAAAGCAGGTCGTAAAAAGTCATCTAGCACACCTGTAGTTTTTTGTAGATCAGCTATAAATTTTTCTACTTCAACCGCTGCAAAGGCGTTGCCTGTATTCTTTAGTTGTAGGGCTAAAGCTTTAGCGGCCTTTTCATCAGCGGCGAAAGCATTTACGGCTTGCTTACTGTAATTCATTAAAGCACGTGTACCAAAGGCAATACCAAATGCCCCTGCTAAATTTTTTACTCCCCGTGTAAGTTTGCTTAGCTCTGTTTCAGCTTGCTTAAATCCTTTAGCATCTAACTTAGAGCCAATTAGAATATCTGGTATGGCCATTATGCAGCCCTAGTTAGAGCGCCTGCTGCTGTGCGAGCGTTAAATTGTGTTGTAGCTTTATCTATTGCTTTAAGTGCAGCGCCCTCGGCTACTCCGCGACTCTGAGCCCAGGCCTTAAATATCAAACGGCCACGACCCTTTACGCTTGAAGTCAGCGGATCTAAATTGCTAATAAATTGCTCGCCTGCACCTTTCCAGTTAGCACGGCTTACGCCTTTATTTGAGCCACCTACTTGAGGCCCTACCCACGGTTGTGGGCCAACGCGCCCTGCAATTTCATAAATAGCTCCAGCTGCTGATTTATTAAATATACGGGCCATCGAATTAAAACCGTTTTTATTTATTTTACTTACGCCTGTTGTAAAACCTATACCAGCTTTTATTGTGGTTGATTCATAAAACGGAAACTTGGCCTCACTAAAACTACGTGGCTGCCAACCTCGCATGATTTCATCATTATTAGGCACAAATCCTTTAGCCTTAGTTACAACTGGGCTAAGTGCTTTACGTAATTCTGCTTTTAGAATTTTATCTAAGTCAGGAGTAAAGCGGCGTAGTGCTTTACGTAGATCAGAATTACCTCTTATTTCTACGTATGGCATTTCGTTGCTCCTTAGCTCTATCGCCTAACACTTGTAGTACTGCCTTAAACATACGTTCATCCATCGCTAGCACCTGATCGGGGCTAATCTTTAGCTCAACGGCTAACTGAGCAACCAGGTAAGTAAAGCTGCCCCGATCTATGCTTTTGGGTCTTCATCATCTAACACCTCAACAGCTATAAGCGTTGCAAGGAAATCATCACCAAAGGGCGGAATAACCTCAGTACGCATTAGCGCGTTGTGTGCCAGCCAATAAATATCGCTCTGACGTTCATGTTCGCGTATCTGCTTTTGTATGCCTTGACCTGCATACTTTTCAAACGCATACTCCACTACAGGAGTTATTGAAACGATTACCTCGCCGCTTGCCCTTACAATCTTTAGCCGCGCCATTTCTTAGCCCCTAGTTAAATGAGCCGCTAGTTGCGTATGCAACTGTTGAGGTACAGGTAAAGGTCATGCTAGAAGTAGCAAAATCTTGTGGACCACCGCTACCTACAGGTGTCAAATTATTTATTAAAATTGAAACCGTATATAAAGGATTTGTCGCACTAATAGGTGTAGCTGAGGCTGCACGTACTGGCACAATCAGAGCAGTAACGCTTGTGCCATATGCCGCCTGTAGTGTTGCCTGAACCTTAGAAGCTGCCCAGTCATTGAGGAAATCAACTTGTAGTGTGCTAGCTTCTAGGCCTTTACTAAACTGATGAGATTCTGCACCCATAGTTGTAGTTTCTATTTCATCAAAGGTTTGTGTCAGTGTGATACTTGTAATGTATGCACTTAAATCTACGGTGGCAATTTTTAGGCCAACTAGATTATCTAAATAGATTGCCATTTACTTATTCCTCATCTTTCTTTTTAGTGGGTGTAACGTCAGGTGCTGCAAGTCCTAATTTCTTTAGAACCTCTAAATCGGCTTCGGTTGGGTATGACATATTTAGCTCCAGGTGGTTAGTACGGATAGTTGGAAAGATGCAGTAAGCAGTGAACCGCTAGCAACGTCTAAGACTGACGGCGCGGAGATACTCATAATGTTGTAAGTCAGTGATGAGGCAACTAATAGATTAAATACTGCAACTATTGTGTCTTCTATGCCTGCAAGGTTGCCCTGATTATCAAACATCGGTACAGTCATAATAATATTAAAATTAGCCTTAGGGCCTAGATTATTTTGGTTGTTACTTGGCTCTAGGTATGGATCAGCAGGGGAGACTACAACGGAGTTAGCTAAAATCGTCTCAGGTGGAAAGCTAAAAGTGCTCCATGCTGCGTTGTTAGTAAGCGCTGTTGCGATTGTGCCGCGTAGCGTAGTTAGTGCCGCTGTCATTACCCCACCATGGCTGACGGGTTGAGATACGGTGCTATAAGGCCGCGTACCTTGCTAATCATTGAATTACCCATGCGATACGGGCTAGGGCTAAAGCCATCTACAGATACGCCACCTGTTTGGCTTACTTGGCGCGCCTGCCATATATCTACAGCTAAACACATAGCAGCCTCGCGCACACCGCCTGTAGTTGCATAAGAGTTTGTTTTAGTGTCAGTACCTACTGCACTGCCATAGGGGAGTACTCGTCTGAAATTCTGATCACTGGCAGTTTTTGCATATTGTATAAAGCTATAGCCCTGTGGGTATTGCCAGTAATTGAGCTGCATATTGAAAGCAGGCAATATATTAGAAGTGCCTGTACTAAATGGAAGTGTTGCAGTAATTGTGTATGCACCGTTAAACGTTGAACCAGCCCCAGTTAGAGTTACTGATTGGCCCGTAGTAAAAATACCAGGGCTGGCCAACATTACTGTAGCTACGTTAGATACTAACGCTGTCCCCACTACAGGTACGGAATCAAACCAAAGATAACTATTGAGTAAGTCTTCTGCCGTTTGGCAGCACTCCTCAACAGTTGGATCAGAATACAGAGTACCAATACCGAGATTTGTGCGTAACTCGGCCATGGTCACATAACTAGCTGCCATTTGGGACTCCTTACTCTAGGTAGGTAGGGCCAAGGGCTAAGGCCCTACCCACTATTAGTGTTAGTGCTTAGGTGAAGTTGTAACGGATGATTCCCTTAGGCATCTTGGCAATAGTTGCCATGTAACCATAGATAGCAACCTGAACCTGCAAGTTAGATACAACATTGACTGACATGTAAGCCTGTGGGCTTTGATAAACAGTAAATGCCTCAGGTGCAAGAATTAGAGCAGAATCATCTACGTTTGTTGTAACTGCAAAGTTCTTATCAACATAGAGATCGAGTCCGAGCACGTTGCCGCGAATTGAACCAGGTTGTACAAGACCGCCTGCGTTCATTGGCTGGCTGGCAGAATATACGGGGCGATTTTGGCTATCTACAGCGCCCATGAGTAGCTGCCATTGTGATCCATTGGCAATATAGTTATTAGCAAAATAACCAGTAGCTTCATAAACCATACGTGCAGCTTCTGATGCATAACCAATAATACCTACTGAAGTTGCAGGCTGTGCAGTTGTTGCAACAGTACCTGCAGTAACTAGCGCTGCGTTGACTGTTGTATCAAGTGTCTTTAGGTAAGCGTTTTGAAGTTGTGCTGTAAGTTCAGCATAGAAGTTTGGGTCTGAACGCTCTAAGAGTTCAATAGAGATTGTGTTCATACCTGAGTACTTGGAAACTGTGCCTGAAAGAT